ATATGCATTGGACATAATCCTGTTGTTAAAATATATATATATATCAATGACTTAGGCCCCGCATGGGCCACCCGCCCCCCCGCGTACGTATACATACACTCCCGACCGCAAATGTGCATTTCTAAAGCGTACACGCAAATGGATACATATGCCCCATCTTCACTACTCTGGGTAATCTGCGCCTTACTTTGTATTCTTCGAATGTGCGCCCCGTACAGCGTGATCAGGTTATCTTCGGGTACCTATGCATGGGCAAGACCGGTTTCGCCTGTGTACGGTGTGTTTCCGGGCTGTTGCGGGGCACGTGGCGGAAATCGGGGCGGGCCTATTCGATACGTGGGGAGAAGAAATGCGTAGTTTCGCAAATAAATGCGACTTTGCTGTATCGTTCTATAAACTTGCGCTAATGATTATGAGCGCGAAGTCGTAGGCTACCGAAGGGTGCGTTCTTTTGTTTTTATTTTCTTTATATGTATTTTTTTTTGTATTTATAGAGTAACTATGCATTATATAGATTATACTGATCTATGGTCATAGTCTTGTATATATTATATAACTTCTATATAGCTTCTATATAGAGCGATATCTAACGGTGTAGAACTATATAGAGATATAATAATAATAATAAAGATTATCATCACCCTATGACTTACTCATAGGGTAACTTCTTATAACTCAGTAAGTTTGTAGTTTCTATATAAAAGTTCATAGAGCGATGTAGAAGCTATATAATGCTATATAATCCTATATAACTCTATATAGAACTATATAGACCCGACGCCCTATACGGTCTTATTATAGGGTCAAATTCCAGATTTGTCAAGTGTTATTTTCATTTATTTTTATTTTTAAAAAGTGAAGTTATAAGATATTGATTTTAAAGGGTAATTTAACCCGATGTAAATTTTCACGTTTTAACAAACAGAATATTGTATGCCACCACATTGCAGAAATTTACATCGGGTTAAATTACCCTTTAAAATCAATATCTTATAACTTCACTTTTTAAAAATAAAAATAAATGAAAATAACACTTGACAAAACCCGTATTTACCCCTATAATAGGTACGTATACGGGGTAGCTGAAAGAATATCCATTTTCCCACCTATAGCATATAAAAATTTAAAAATAATTGCGAAAATGTAGAAGATATTACCCGGCTCCCGTATTTTTTTCATAATACAGCAAATATTTGCTATTCATACAGACGGAAAATACCACATATCATGTCACTTTCTCACTTACTCAAAGAAAAAAAACGAACGCTTACGGATAAGCAAAGCAACTTCTTAGCTATTCTTGTATCTAATGGTGGTGACGTAACCTCTGCTATTAACGATGCAGGGTACTATCCTACAAGCCGCTCTAACATTGTTCGCAGTTTACGTGAAGAAATTATAGAAATTACGCGCAGTCAACTTGTCGGCTCCTCTATCCACGCAGCTAATCGTATTGTTGAGGGCCTAGACGCGGATGGTACTCTTCCGTCTTCACAAATGGATACACGTCTAAAATCTGCACAGGACGTGCTGGATCGTATTGGTGTATCCAAACGAGCCGAAGTAGAACACACGGGAGAGGTGTCGCACGGTATTATTCTTCTTCCCGCAAAGGAACCAATGAAGCGCATTGATAGCGTATAGTGGGGGAAGGCAAGATTACCAGTAATGCGGATAAAGACGATTCGGATATTCAATCTGTAGATATTGCCGATACTCTATCCGAAGATACTGCTCCTACGGAAAAAAGAAAAGCGGGACGACCTCCAAATAAACCGGGTGAAAAGGGACAATATCACCTATCAACCAAAACAAAGGCAAAGAATAAGATAAAACGTCGCATGAAGGTGCGTACAAAAAAACTTAAACCTGTATATAACAAGATAAAAGATTTAAATGATAAAAACAGACTGGATAGAAAGAAAATACACGCTATTGATGGCGGTGGTGTTATATCCGATAAACAAGTCGAAACAAATTTGCTTGAGGATGAGCAGGAGCTTGTATTCCGTGCTAATCCGGGTCCACAAACAGATTTTCTAGCGTCTCCAGAAAAAGAAGTTCTATACGGCGGTGCTGCCGGTGGCGGAAAAAGTTACAGTATGCTTGTCGATCTTCTACGTTACGCGGATAATTCGAATCATCGTGCCCTGCTTCTTCGTCGTACGTTAAGTGAATTGACGGAGTTAATAGATCAAAGTAAGCACATGTATTTACGCGCTTTTCCGAAAGCACGGTTTAAAGAATCTACAAAAACGTGGCATTTTCCGAGCGGTGCAACCGCACTTTTCAGCTACGTAGATAAGGATGACGACGTATACCGATATCAGGGACAGTCGTTCACGTGGATCGGTATTGATGAACTGGGTCACTATCCTACGCCGTACGTGTGGAACTACCTTCGTTCTCGTTTACGTACAGCAGACCCAACTATAGAGACGTACGCACGTGCAAGCGCCAATCCGGGTGGTGTGGGCGGATGGTGGATCAAGAAAATGTTCATTGATCCTATGGAGCCTAATACGCCGTTCTGGGCTACTGATATTGATACGGGAAAGCCGCTTGTGTACGGCCCGAACCATAAGAAGGCGGGGACTCCGCTTTTTCATCGGAAGTTTATTCCCGCGCGTCTAACGGACAATCCGTACTTAATGCGTACGGGAGAGTACGAGGCGATGCTACATTCGCTTCCGGAAGTGGAGCGGCGACGACTTCTTGACGGAGATTGGGACGTATCGGAGGGTGCGGCGTTCTCCGAGTTCTCACGTAATATTCACGTGGTTGAACCGTTTGAAATACCCTCTGGATGGCCTCGTATACGATCCGGTGATTACGGGTACAGTTCACCATCATGTATTCTGTGGGGCGCGGTTGATTGGGACGGCAACCTGTGGATATACCGCGAACTGTACGTAAAGGGGTACACAGGTGAAGCGCTTGCACAGATTATACGAGAAATGGAACGTATGGATGTACGTATGTCGCTTTCTGTATTGGATAAATCGTGTTGGAATCGTACTGGTTTAGGACCGTCTATTGCGGAAACGATGATACGAGAGGGCGTACGGTGGATACCATCGGATTCTAATCGTATGTCAGGTAAGATAGAAGTGCATCGTCGTTTGGCGTTAAATGATATGGGTGATCCACGATTGCGGATATTTGCTACGTGTACAAACTTAGTACGTACACTACCTACAATTCCGCTATCTAAGTCGAATAGCGAAGATGTTGATACTAAGTCAGATGATCACGCGTACGACGCACTTCGTTACATGTGCATGACGCGTCAGGTATCGGCACCACAGGCGTCTATTTTTAAAAATGCGCATATGCGACCACCTGAATTGATGGACGCAACTTTTGGATATTAATTAGAATATAGAGTGTATTTATTTTGGATACGAAAAAACCAAAGACAGGAAGTGGAGGAAAATCTGTTAAGGCAGTAAGAGATTCCATTTCTAAACTAGGCAAAGATGATGGATTTGTTCCACCTAAACCTTTGCCAAAAAAAGTGTAGTTCATTCTAAACAAGAAGGTAGCCCCACTATACTAAGAAGTATAAAGGATAAAGATTCTGCTTTGGAAATGATGCAGAACTTCTTCCGTGAGAATACTGATTGGGATGATACACAAATAAATATGTTAAGTAATAATAGTATTCTTGAAGAATCTAATTCTACTAATTTCTTGATACAATTCGGTTTCGGTAAACGTATAAATACTAAGTGGCACGAACTAGGTGCTGCTCCTATGATAGAAGGAGAGCCTGTTTTTACTAAAAAAGATGGTAACAGTATTAAAATCAAAGAAGAATCTTCTACAAGGAAGTGGCTTCCCCCTGTATCAACAACGTATCGTAAACACGGTAAAAAATATTACATTGAAATATCAGATTTAGAATTAACAGATAACATACCTAGTTTAGCTGATTTAACTGATACAGGGGGAAGCCACTTCCTTGTAGAAGATTCTTCTTTGATTTTAATACTGTTACCATCTTTTTTAGTAAAAACAGGCTCTCCTTCTATCATAGGAGCAGCA